AGTTTGGAGGTCTTTTGTGGTACATTCCTGGTGGTAGACAAATATTTGAAGCAGCAGGGGGTATAGCAGCATCTTTGAGTCAAAGTTTGGCTGAAAAAATTGGTAAAGTTACAACAGAAGGGGGACTTTTAAGAACAACAGCAGAATGGTTATTAGGAAAAGGAGTTACAGAAAAAGGAACAACAGTTTTTCAACCTAGTTGGTTACATAAATTTATATTTGGAACTAAAGAAGCACCATCGTCTATTAAAACGATTTTATTTGGTGGAAAGTTTTTTGAAAAAGGAAAAATAGAAGAAATGTTAGCAAAGGAAAAAGTTGTAAAAGAACTTAAACTTTATAAAGCAGCAAAGACAGAGATTGGAAAGGTAACTCAAATTGGGGTACCTAAATACCTTCCTGCATTAATGGGTTTTGCAAGGCTTGTAGGATATGGTCTTACTGCTCTTAATGTTTATGATGTAAGTAAATTTGCTGTAAATACTGTTTTTGGTACAGTTGAAGCTGCAAGTAGAGGTCTTAATACTATAGCAAATAAAATAAGAAGAACAGAAGTAGGTGGTTATCTAGAATCTGCTTTTGTAACTCAACAGGCTGTTACAGAAAGACAAGCAGCTTTACAAGCAATGCAAGTTGCAGGATTAAGTGTTAGAAATTATTTAGGAGAAGAAGCATCATTGATGCATAATGCTGTTAATGCTATATGAGAGTAAATAGAAAATATGATACATTGTATGATACAACAGGTCTTAATTCTATATCAGAGGAAGATAGAAAGATTATCTTTGAGAATGCATTTCTTCCTATTGAAGATCTTAAAAAGTTATTAAAAAACGGTCCTTATCCTGATAATCTTATTTCTTGGTTTGCTACAAGAATTAGAAGAATACTTAGTAATGATGTTACACAAAAAGAAAGAAATACTTATGGACGAATTGAATCAGATCTTTTATTAGATTTTTTAAAAGAAGATAATAATTTATTGAATGTTATACAAAAGGGTGGTAATATACGGGATGTTAAATATGCAAGTGGGAGTATAGATAATATAGACAAAGATTATTTAAAAGCATATGTCAATATTTTAAATGATCCAGTTAAATGGGCTGAGACTATTTTGACTGATCCTGATAGCGTTAAAGAGCCATTGAAATTAAGAGCATGGCAGAAAGAAGTTATTTATGCAATGAAAGTTCATGATAAAGTTTCATTACGAATAGCAAGAAGATGTGGTAAAAGTGTTGCTATTGCTGTTTTTGCTTTATGGTATTGTGCTACTCAAAATAATAAGAAAGTAGTTTTATTGGCTCCGTATGAATCTCAAGTTAGAGTATTATGGGATATTATATTTAGGTTAGTTTCTAATTCTCCTTTGATTAAATCTAGTATGATGGTCTTTAGAAAAAGAAATCCATTTGAGATTTCATTTAGAAATGGTAGTTATATAAAGGGTTTTACAACAGCTGAAAGAAGTACGAAAGGTGCGACTCTTAGGGGTTCAGATGCTGAATTAATGATTATAGATGAGGCCGATTTTATATCATCTGAGACTCTTGGTACTATTTTAGCTATTATATCTGGTTCTAAAGATATGAAATTAATTGTTTCATCTACTCCATCAGGTAAAAGGTCGTTCTTTTATGACACACAAACTAAACCTGAATTAGGATTTTGGACAAAACATTTAACTGTTTATGAAGCCAACCCTAATTGGACTATAGAAAGAGAAAGATTTTACAAAAGGTTGTATGCAGCAACACCGTGGGTATATGAAAGAGAATATGAGGCTGAATTTGGTGATGAGGTTGAAGGTGTTTTTAGTCATGATGATATTAATGCATCATTGTATAGATATAAATATGAGGATATGGTATATGATAAAGATAATTTATATTTTATGGGAGTTGACTGGAATACTCCAAAGGTTGGTGATAGGATAGTTGTGTTGGAATACATGAAAAATAAGAATATTTTTAGGGTTGTTTATCATAAAATAATACAAGGCAACAGTTTTGTTCAGGATAAAACAATAGAAGAGATATTAAGATTAAATGAAAAGTTTCCTTGTGAATATATCTATGTTGATTATGGTTATGGTCATACTGCTATAGAAGACTTGAAAAATCTTGCTAAAAAGCGTAATATTGTTGATTTTGAGAAAAAAGTAGTTGCTATTGAGTTTGGTAGATTGGTTGAAATATGGGATTATGCAGCAAGAAAAGCTGTGAAAAAGGTGATAAAACCGCTAATGGTAGAGATGTTTAGTAGGTTATTATCGATGAGAAAATTTAGAATGTCATCATCTGAAGATAATATAGGTCTATTAGCATATGAAATGCGTAATTTAAGAGTTAAAAAAACAGGTCCATTAAATATACCAATATATGAAGATGAAAATTGTCATTCTATTTATGCTTTAATGTTATCTTTTTTTGCTTATATTATGAATCATTCTGTGTATTCTTTAAAAGTTAAAGATAGAGGTATAAATGTTTTTAATGATATTAGAGTTGTTAATATATTAAAAAAAGGACAAGAAGTTGAAACTACTAAGAAAACATTAGAAATTGATTCAACATCTGATATAGCATCTCAAAAGATACAACAGGCAGTTAATAATTTGGGGATACCATACAGTCAAAAGATAGTAACGAATGCACAAAGTGTTAATGAGGCAAATAAAGATGATTTACCTATTGCAAACGATAATAATATAAAATTAGTAAAATTTACAAAAAGAGATATTTCGAATGTAAGATCATCTTCTTTTTATAAAAGAAAGGGACATATAAGTAGGAGAATTTTTTAATGGGGAAAGGGTTATCAAAAAAGCCTAGAATAGAATGGGAACCTAGAAGAGTTGTAACAACGGAAGATAAATTACTGTCTGAAAAAAGAGAAGAACAAAAAGAACAAGAACAAGAAGAAAGAAGATCTAAAGCAGATAGTTTGTTAGATGATTTAAAAAAGTATGAATTGATGCTATCTGATGGTTTAGATAAGTTACGAAAATATTTAGCTGATATAAAGGTTAAAAGTAGTGTAAAAGAAGAAATAGATATTAATGATTATGAAAAAGCTTTAGATACTTTGTTAAATCCAAATGTTGTTATACCTATAGATTTTTCTAATATTGGTTTTCATACAGTTGAAAATGGTAAAGTTGTAGTAGATGTCAAAGTTACAAAATACGATGATGAGTGTAATTTAATTGATGAAGGTATTACTAAAAAGAATTTGGATGATGTTTTGAAAGATTTTAAATCATTGAGTATATTGCAAGTTTTTAAACTTGTGTTTTTATATGTAGCAGAATGGATTTTATATTATGTTTTGAAATTTGGCTTATCTCTGGCTGTTGGTATTATAAAAGGTATAGTAGTGAGAGTTTTAACTCCTCTTATAAAACTTTTTGAACTTATTAAATCTAAATTGCCTTATGATATAGGATTAGATTTAAATATTGATAAATATAAAGAATTGTTTATTGAATGTAGGTATAAATTTAGAAATAAATGGTATAGTAAAATGCCTGTAATGGGTTTATTTGGAGGAATTGTTGAAAAGAAATGTTGGGATTCTAGGGAATATGAATGGGATGATGATCAGAAAAAACCTGTTCCAATAACATCTGATAAAGATGAAGTTGTAACTATTCAGATGTTTGGCGATTTACAAAAAGAAATATCAAAATATATGGGGGATGTAGCCCCATCAAAATGTAGAGATAGAGCAAAAAATATTATTGAGGATTACAAAAATGATTTAAAAGCAAGAGCAGATGATACAAACAATCTTGGTTTGTCTCTTTTCGATATTGGTAAGTATTTAGGAAAGAATTTATTAATATCTAAGGATATTTTAGAATCAAGTAAGCTAAAAAGTTTTGATATTGCCCCAGATATATTAGATGGATTAGATGAAATTGTAAGGTCAATTGGAAGAGCAATAGATGATTTTGTTACAACAGTTAATTTCTTAATTTCTGATAGAAGATTAGCTTGTTGTTTAATTAGAAATTTAATATCATTATCTCCAAAAGAAAAGAAAGAAGTAAATAAGTTTATAGGTTATTTAAGAACAATTAGAGCAATGTTGCAATTTGCTCTAAATTTTAATAGAACTGAATTGGATTTTGTTATAACATCTGTATCAGATATTGTAAAATGTTTTATATTAGCTATATTAGGTGGTTTAGTATCTGTTTTGTTATATGTTGTTGATTATATGACTAAAAATAATGCATTAATAAAATATCTTAAAAATTTAAAACAAAAAAGTAGAGAAGATAGTAAATTAAAAAAAGTACTTTTAGAATGTTTTGCATTTGCATCTTTTATTGATATTCTTATTAATCTATATGATGAAGTTGTAAATAATATGAAGAGGATACTAACAGATTGTTTGAATTATATAAAGAAAAATATTGATAGTAATATAAAGAATGGTATTAATACTATAAAGAAAAGTATTGCTATGCAAACAATTATAAATTTCTTAGGTGAAATGGAAGAGGTCTTAAAAAAGGCAAATAATTTAACAGGTAATATTATGTATTATTTTAAATGTTTAAATAGAGATGTTAATAATATTTTTAATAATATTGGAAATATGTCTGTTGGCAGTGCTAGTATAGGTGAATTAGCAGTAGAACAACAACAGATAATATCACCTGATGGTACTATAAATGATAAGTTATCTAATTACATAATGGATAAATTAAAATCATCTGAAGGTTATCCATTAGTGTCTATTTTAAAAGATGCAGGTCTTTCGGATGCGGAAATAATTTCTTTGTTTAAGAGAGATCCAACATCTGGTGCATTTTTACAAGACAATGATCCACTAACATTGTTATTTAAATCAGTTGATGAATGTGGTATTGAGGATTATAGTGAGGATTTTAATGAGATTTGGAAAAATATTAAATAAATGCTATATTTATTTTAAATAAATGAATAATCTGCAAGTAGTTTTAAAGGATATATATGTTAGTGATAAGGGTAATGAGAAAGTTGATAAATCATTACGTCAAGTGATATATAAACAAATAAGTGGTGGTACTATAATAAGAAATTTAAAAAATTCAAGAAGCAATGTTGTTTCTTATTTTAAAAATAAAAGATTTGTAGATGAACAGGGAAGAGAATATTATATTCATTATCCTCCTAGTTTTTTTGCTGATATTGAAAGTACTTATTTTCATGATTCTATAGTAAGAAGAGCAGTTGATTCTATATTGTCTTATATATTTTTAAATGGTATAGGTTTGGTTTCATCATCGAGTAAATATTTAGCAAAAACAACAGATTATTTCAAGTCTCTATTTGAATTAACACAAGATCCATTCGAAAATTTATCTTATAAAGTTTTAACAGATTTGATACTTTATTCTAATGCTTTTGTACATAAAATTAGAGGAAAAGATGATTCGTCTGTATATATTAATGGTAAGAAAGTTAAAGAAATAATTGGTATCGAATGTATATCTCCTTTTTCTCTTGGTATTGTAACAGATGGAAATGGTAATGTTATTAAATATATAGATATAACAAATAAGGATACTGTTTATATTCCTGTTGAAGATATTGTGCATTTAAAGTATTATCCAAATTCTAAATTTTTATGGTCAGTGCCATATATGTTACCTGTTTTAGATGATTTGGTAGTATTGAGAAGATTAGAAGAAGATATTTATGCATATATATTTCAGCACATCGTGCCATTATTTCATTTAAAATATAATTCAGAAGCAGCATCAGAAGATGAAACAAGAGCACAAATATCTGAAATGGAGCTGAAGATAGAGGAAAAATTAAGTACTGGTGCTCTTATTACAACAGATAGATGGTCTATAGAAGTTCCAGATAAAGGAGCTTCTAATCTTAATGATGTTTATGATTATTTAGAATATTTTAAACAACGTGTTCAAATGGGGCTTGGTTTATCAGCATTAGATTTTGGTGAAACAGGTACGTCTAATAGAGCAACGAGTCAGATAGTTAGTAAGAACATAGTGAGATTAGCAAAAACATATAGTAATTTTTATACTTTATACATGAATGAGTTTGTTATGAAGGAAATAATAACATATTTATTTGGATCAAAAAGTAAAGATGTTGATGTTAGAATATATATTCCTGAAATAGATATAGAATGGAAGCATATGAACGAAAATCATGGTCTTGTGTTGTATCAAAATAGTGCTATAACATTAGATGAATATAGGAGTAATTATTTAAATCTTCCTACAATGTCATCTGATTCGTTAAATAGAACATATTTTTATTTGTTTAAGTTGCCAACAGCAATTGCTACATCTAGGGATGAAACTGTTGAAGGATATTTGTCTACTTTAAATATGCCTACTAATCAGTATGGTACTAAGGAATCAGCAGGTTTAAAAGCAGACGAGGTTTCTAGTTTAGAAGATTTAATATTTATGGATAGTATAAAACCTAATGTTAAGAATTATCTTAATGATATATATGTTAATAAGTTGTCGACTTTACTACATTTATTTATAGATAAAGAGTTTGTAAATTTTGAACATGGTATTGGTGCTGTTTATGAAAGGATGTCAGAATACATGAATAGTGTTGTTTTTAGTTATGCATATAAATGTATAGATAAAGCTATAAAAGATACTTTTGATATGTATGGTAATAATATTGAAGATGTTCAGAAAAATGATCCATATTTTATAAAGATAGAAGATATAATGAAATATCTGAGAAATAATATATTTAATGATATTCAAAATTCTATATTTCATGCTAAGCAAGTAATGCATGATGATAAAACATATCCTACTTTTGTTGACAAAGAAAATAGGTTAAAATTTAATTTAGAAGTATTTGCTAGAACAACAATGGTGAGAGTATATTGTGCTGCTAAGTTATTAGTACTTAAAAGATTGGGATATGAGAAATGTAAAATTAAATTTTTATTAGAAAATACTGAGAATGAATCTGATAATATAGATATGGAAGATAAACATTTTTATCTTATTCCTTGGAAATGGCATCCAAATGCCGTACGAGATATTGTTATTTCTGATGATTAGTTGTTATTATTTGGTTTTTAATCTGTTATATGCTATATCTAGTAGGAGGTAAGAAGAATGAATATACTTTTAAAAGATCTTTATTCTATAAAGCTTGTTGATACTTTTGATGAAACTTTTAAATCTTTTGATAAAAAGAAACCTATATATGCTGTGATAAGTGCAACTCATACAGGTTTTGTTAATAGAAATTTTTATAGATATAGGAAAGAAGCAGCAATTGCAGGTATAAGTTCATTTTTAAATCCTTATCCAAAACCCGTTTTAGTTTCTCACGAAGATAATGTCGAAAATGTTATAGGTAGAGTTAAAGATGCAACTTTTGTTCCCTTGGCGAATGGACTTTTGGATAATAATAGTTATAATATACCAGATGGATATGTAAGGGTTGTTGCTTCTATATTAGATCCAGATGCTATTGAAAAAGTAATGGATGGAAGATTACTAACAGTTAGTGTTGGTGTTCATGGTCTTGATGTTATGTGTTCTATATGTGGACAAAAATTTAGTTTAATGAGTGAAATAATGAGCCATGAACATACTTTAGGTAAATATTATGATGGGAAATTATGTTTTTTGGATGTATTAGAATTAGAATATGAACATATTGCTTTTGTAAATACTCCAGCAGATTCTCATGCTATGGTGGAAAAATATCTTACAGAAGAACAATATAACGATTATATTAGAACATCGTTATCAGATAATTCTAAGTTTAACGAAAGTATAATGTTATTTGATATGTATTCAACAGATAATGAAAAGGGAGGTACAATGGGTAATAAACCAGATAAGAAAAATACAAAGGAACAGGAAGATGTAATTATTGAATGTGAGGATTTTTCTGATATTGAGCTAACTAAAGAAGACTTAGATGAAATTGATAAAGCTCAGAATGAAATTGAGAAGGAAATTAGTGATTTTCTTGCTAAAAATCCTGATTATAAGGATGAAGGTGTTGAGTGTGATGATGAAAATCTTGAGGATAAAAAATTGACAACAAAGGAAAGGAAAAAACTGAGAAAAAATGTTTTCTGTGGTCCTCCTAGGCCAGGTCATAATGAAAAGGGATCTTTTCCTGTTCCTGATTGTTTACATGTTAGAGTCGCTAAAACATATCTTGCAAGATCTAATTTTAGTGCAGATGTAAAGAAAAGAATATTGGCATGCATATTGAGGAGAGAGAAAGCTCTTGGTTGTGGTGAAAGTAAGAAAGATGAGGTTGAAAATACTGACAATATTAAAGTTGATAGTTCAATAACATCTGCTTCTACCACAAATGCGATATCAGATGATATTATTAAGTTTGTTGATACTAGAGTTTCAACTGTTGTATCTGATTTAAATAAAAAAATAGAAGATCATGTAAAATCAATGATGGAACAGATAAACGAAGTCAAATCTTTGATTACTAAATTTGAAAAGTTATCAACAAAAGTAGATCATCTGCAAAAAACGATACAAGATTTTGAGGAATCAAAAACAGCTACTAATGTTGTAGTAGATCAACTTGATGCTCTTGTTAGTGAAAATAAAAGATTAAATGATAAGTTGTATAACACAATGCTCAAAACTTATTTGTATCTTGATATAATATTAAATAAACAACAGTTTAATTCTGGTAATTTGGATAAGTATTTAGATGAATATAAGACGAAGTTTGTGTCTCTTGCTGATATTACTCAAGCTTTAGCTGAGAAGGAAAAACTTTTTGATGAACAAAAGAGCCTTATTTTTAAGGACTCTGGTAAAATAGATGTTTTTGACTTTTTTAAACGTAAATAAGGAGGTAATATGGACTATATAGAACTTTTTGGAAGAACTAGAAATATGCCATTTAAGCCACTTCCTGATAAATATGCTGAATCTTCTTTTAGAAATATGATTCTTTATACGGAAGGTGCATCAATAACAATGGCATCATATCCTGCAAAGTTTCTTCCTGTTGTATTTAAAGATATTTCAACAGATGATCCTATTGTGATAACAAAAGGAACAATTGTTGGTGTATTGGGACCTTTTTCTACAGGAGGAATACCTGTACCAGCAGATAATGGTACAATCCCTGTTTATACAGACGCTGTGACAGGTGATATTGTAAGTTTATCCTTGGATGATTCGTTTTGGGGATATCCTGATAGTGTTTGTGGATTGCTATTTCCTGCTACTGATGATACTGGAAGTGATGTTACATATACTTACACATATTTAGATGAGGAATTCGGTATTTATAAGGCAGATAAAACTGCAGCGAAAGCAGGTGATTCTTTTACAGTTAGTAATATAAGACCGGTTGGTGTTGTTATAAGTGATGTATATGCAGATTTGAGGGGTAAATATCTTAATTATACACCAACATATAATAACATCACAAGAGTTGTTGTTAATGGATATATTGGAATTCCATTTGTTAATGTAACAGATTTTGATTCTAATTTTACAACTCCTTTCATAAATGGTACAAGTGGTGTATATTTTGAACTTGCTCCTTTATTTTCTTTCTTATATGGTGCTAAAACCGATCTTCTTTGTGGTAAACAAGTTATGTCAGACATGTATGGTAAATTTAAGATATTTGATCCTGGTACGAATTATTCTGATTGGAAGGTTGGTAGGATTTGTGAATTAGACACAAGATTTCCTAAGAGTATGGCACAACATGCTGACTCTTATCCAGAATCATATGTGACAGGAACAGACACAATGGGTATACCATCATTTTTGTATGGATTTGCATCTGTTGCTATGTATATAAGTAATGGAACAGAACCATCAAGACAAGACGTGTATAATGCTATTAGAAGTGGTATCTTCGGAATAGCAAAAATATACATAGATCTGTAAGGAGGAGAAATATGGAACTTAGAAATCAATTTGTTCCTATAACAACTCAATTAATTGGAGATGAAAAGAAAAAATTTGATATATTTTTAGCATCATTTAAAAATAATGGTCGTTTACCTTATGGTCAGACTATTTTTCAGAATGATAGAATTAGGTTAAAAGACATGTTGACATCACCTGATTTAGCTAGATTTTTACCTAGAACAATTCATACATTATTGATCGAAGCTGCCGAACCACGTCTAGTTGTTACTTCATTGTTTTCTCAGATGGAACTGGAAAAAGGAATTTATGTTAAAATAGGAGCTATTGGTGCAATCGAAGCTTCTGAAATTCCAGAAGGAGCTCCTTGGCCTATTGTTAATCTTTCAATTGCTGATGCAGGTGAAGCTCTTAAGCCTATTACTATTACAAAACATGGTATGGCACTTCCAGTTACAGAGGAAGCAATAGAGGAAGACCAGATAGGTATTATTAATATTTGGTTGAAAGCTGCTGGTAGGGCGCTTGCAAGACACAAAGAGAAAAAAGCAATGCAGCTTTTGAATGAGACTGGAACTGTTCTTTTTGATAATGCAGATCCTACACATGCTATTTATGGTTCTCTTACTGGTAGGAATATCGCTGGAGTACAGAACGGTACAATGACATTCAATGATCTTGCTGTTATGTTTGGATATGTTACAATGAGGAATTATATTCCTAATACTCTTATTATGCATCCTCTTGCTTGGATGGTATTTGCAACAGATCCTCTTATGAGAGAAATTATGCTTAAAAATGGTAAAATAGCAAGTGAAACTGTACCACAAGGTTCCCCATCTTCAACATTTGAAGGTGAACTTCCTGAAGATATTCAGAAGTTGGGGCCAAAATATGGGCCATTTGGAACAGGACCAGGAAATGGACCAGATAGTTTTGGAAGAATGGGAGCTTCCGCATTTACATGGAAGTTAAATCCTTATGGTGCTACATTCTACACATCACCTGATTTCTTGCCTGTTCCTCTTCAGGTTATTGTTACTCCATTTGCTTATTATAAGGAACATGGTGGGAGAGCAGGTACAGTAGCAGAAGGTAAGCCTACAACACATATTATTATGTGTGATTCTGATGCTGTTGGTGTTCTTGTGCAGAAATCACCTATTCAAGTTGAAGATTTTGAAGATCCTTTGAGGGATATAAAAACTCTTAAGATAGGTGAAAGGTACGGATTTGCTATTATAGATCAAGGAAAGGCTATTGTTATTGCTAAGAATGTTATAATTGATAAGAACTATGTGTTTGATAATGTAAATAGTGTTACACTTGCACCTATATCTGGTGTTATATTAGCATAATTTGTATGTTTTTTTATGGGTGGGTAGTTAATCTACCCACCCTTTTTTAAAATATGAAAATATACTATAATAATAAAAATGTTGCATTAGTTGTAATAAATAAAGAATTTGGATCTATATTTATTGATCCTGTTTCTGGTGTAAGTATAAATTTGTTAGAAAACCCTTCTAAAATCTATGATTTCATTGATGAAAATAAAAATAATTTTAATATAAAGAAAGCAATTGACTATGGCTTATTAATTCCTTTTGATGATGATGGTAATTGTTTATTTCCAGCATATGAAGGAATTTATCCAGAAATAAAAAGTATTATAAAAAATAGTAATAAAAGTAACTCAACAGTTAATGAACAATCTTGTGACAAAAACGAAATAAAAACAACTGATAGTAAAAGGATATCTAAAATTACTCCTGATATTAAAAAACATTTGAAAAAGATTTTAGATATGGTTACTTATAGAAATATTGATGTATTAAATGATGTAAATGATATAGAACAATTAAGATATATGATGAATTTAGAAACAAAATATAGGAAAAGAGAATTCGTTATAGAGTTTCTTATGAAAAAGATTAATAATTATTATAGTCCATTGAAAAGTACAGTAGATAAAGATGAACTTAGGTTAGGAGAAGATGACAATTAGTTATCCAAGAATTGTAAAAACAGATCCTATACAATATACTGGTAATTTTCCTATCAGTGGTTCATTTTATATTTATTTTTCACAGGATCTTGATACATCTACTATTAATAATTATACTGTTTATTTAAGAAAGGATGTAGAATCAACAAATGTTCCTATTGATATATCATATGATAGAACAACGTATACAATATGTGTAACTCCTAAATCATTTTTAGAATATGATAAAGTTTATAAATTAACTATAGTAGGTACTATAGATCCAACTAATCCTAATATTATAGGTATTAAAAGTACACAAGGCTATCCGTTGTATGGAACTTATGTACTTTCTATTAAAACTGCTTCCTCAAATATTTCATATACTGAAGAACAAAAACCGGAAGAAATAAAACAAACAGATGTAGTTACAGTTATAAGTACAGATTATCTATCTGTTATTAAAACTATACCATCAGATGGTGAAAGTAATGTTGATTTAAAAGATTTATATAATTCAAGTATATTTGTATATTTTAATGATTCTGTTAATATATCTAATTTATTATCTTATGATGCTATTTTTGGCAGTGGTATTTTTGGACATTCAGTTGTTGGCAGATTATCTGAAATTAATAATGATTATATTACTATTGTAAGAAAGCATGTTTTAGATAATAAAGAATATGTTGTTGTACCAATAGATGTTAAATATTATAATTATTTGAATGCTTTTGTTATAGAATTAAGTAGCGATGATATTCAACCTAATTATGAATATAATGTTACAATAAAGAAAGGTATATCAGGAACAACTCTATTACCTATGTTATCAGATTATTCTTTTTGGTTTACAACATTGTATGTGCCTTATTACATTGATGCTAGAAGTATATTGATAGAGTTAGGTGATGTTGTTACAAATGTTCCTTTAGATACTGTTAATAGGTTAATATATGAAAATACAATGATAATGTATAATAAAGGAATGATAGTAATTGATAGTAAAGGTAACTTGATTGAACCATATTTGACATATTTAATTTGTAAAGTTAAGTATGATCTGTTAAGAGCTATAATGACAGGTGTTGTTTTAAGTGGTGGTTCAAAAAGACTGGGTGATTTTCAAATAGATATTAATGTTAATGCTGATTTATTAGGAAGATTGTTAGATGATTTTTATAATTGTTATGTTGGTTCAATAAGAGATGCAAAAAGATCAGATTATGTAAGAACACCTATTCCATCAAAACTAGACTCTAGAGCACCATGGCATCTTTATCCTTATAGGGGATATAGACATAATTTATGGGGAAAGAAACAGCCATATTCTAGCTTTATGATAGATGAAGAGGGAGAGGATTTATAGATGATTGAATTAAGATCGTTTTATAATAGTGGAGATAATTATATAGATCTTAGGAAAAATTTTGATGACTTTATGAAAAAGTATGGACATTGGGTTGTGTTGAGACATTTTACTTCTGAAAAAGATATTTCTTATGATATAAAATATGATGAAGCACCTGTTGGTATGTCATTTAAATATAAAGATGGTTTGGTAAGAACAAGATTTGTTGAATATAGTATTCATGGAAAAAAAGGAGAGGATATAAGTATTCAATCATTGTTAGAAGATCCTAGGGTAATTTTTTATATGTATCATTATATACAAGTTGATAGAGGAGATTATATATTTTTGTTAAAGGATCCTATTGGTTCTTCTCAAAAAGTACCATCTTTACCTAAAAATTTTGATAGTTTTATAGAAAAAACATTTATTGTAACAGCTATAGATAATATTAGAGGAGATATAGGAAGAGTAGAATATAAAATTGTAGTGACAAAAGGAAAGTTATAATGATTGAAAATGGTGTTTTATTAAGTAGATATACTTTGGAAAATTTAACAAGTGGTATATTTAATTATTATAGAACACATTTAAGTGGAGTGATGGATGAATGGGATTTTTTCTCAACTGTAGGTTATCTTGTAGAAACTTTACGTCCTGATGTTGAATATACTTCCATATATCCTGAATATATACGTAGAAGATTAGGAATGAGAATTGAGAATGTTCCTCTAAAAGAACCATCTACAGGATTTTTTAAGCCAACTATCGTTTATAGAGTTGCTAAAAAACAAATAGCATCTGGTCCTAGTTTTTTAGATGTTTATAATACAACAAAAGAAAAACCATTCGAAGAGATTTATTTAGAAAATAGTGTAGTTACTGTTTATTTACAGGAATATGATATCGTTACACAATTTGATTTATTTACACAAGGAATTAAAGAATTACAAGAATTGTCTAGATGGTTCGAAGCAGTAATGACTATTTATACTCCGCTATTTATCAAAAATGGCTTAGGTAGAATTGTATATATTAGTTCTTTACAGCCAATAGATGTAGATTATACTGATTTACATGTTAATAGGATATCTTATGGTATTAGAATACAAAAGTTAAAAGTAGATACTACAAATATTATTAATAAAATATATGTTAATTTATATGAGAATAATAACTAAAAATTTAAAAATAAGGAGGTAGTATGCCTTTGAATATTGAGAGTAGATATCAAGATTATAATCTTCAAGTTACACAAGATGCGGCATATGATACACGTTCTGTGCTATTAATAGGAACAGCTGAAGATGGACCTGTAAATGTTCCTATTAGAATTAGGAAAGCTAGTGATGCATTAGCAATATTTGGTTCTTTTTATAAAGGAACTTTAGTAAAATCTATTTATACATTTTTTGCATCAACAACAGGTACAAATCCAGATGTAAGAGCAGTTAGAATTGGTGGAGGATCTACAGCATCTGCTAAGATATATGAAGTCACATCAGGTTCTGGAATTTACGCTGAAACATCTGGTTTATTTGCTTTGCAGATAGAGGCTTTGTATCCAGGAGAAATATATAATAATGTATCTATAAGAACAGGTATTGTTGATAATAGATTATCTATTATTATATATAATCCTAAAACAAATATAGAATCTATTTATACATATGATACAGATCCTGATATTCAAGCAGATGTTCATAATGCTATCGAACTTGCAGAAGCTATTAATAATGATCCTAATTTAAATACAATTATCAGAGCATCTGTTCCTGACTTGCAGAGTTATTATGAAATAGATTTAACAGCAAATCTCAGCGGATATGTACCAGCATATGATACATCAGAAGGTATTGTTACACTTACATTATCTAATCTTAGCTATGATTCTAGTACTGAAATTATAGATTATACTAGGAATCCATTTGATGGCAGAGTTAAGAAGGCATATGCAACATCTTTGAATAATATTGTTAAGTTAAATAGAGTTTATGAAGCTGCAGTTGCACATCAGTTTATAGACGGTGAAGGTGCATCTACATTTACGTTATTAGGTCCTGTTATGCATATTATTGACGATGATAATTATATTATACCACTTGATGCTGATCTTACTAGTGATAGAAAAGATCAGAGTGAATTTAGGCAAATTATAAGATCAAAATATATTGGAACAGTTAATGACCCTAATACTTTTACAAAAGTTGAATTTAATATGTATTTGCCACCAGATGTTTTGGAAATGACGTTAAGTAATTCAGATTTTGAACAGTATGTTCTTGCACTTAGTAGTATATCACCTGAATATACAGTAGATTATATTAAAACAATAAATGGATTAGATCCTAATGTCATAGATAATGTTATTTTGTATGTTGAAAGAAATGGTAAAAAGATGACCATTTATGATTTAACAAATATTCCAGTTAGTAGCAGGAGATCGTCTTTATTTACTATTGATTGGAGTTATGATACAAGAAAAGTTACACTAAATTTAAATTCAAATCTTAAATATCATTTAGAAGCAGGTGATAAGTTATATATTGATATTGACTCATGTGTTGGTCTTTTGACAAGAGTTAATAGCTTAGGTGGGTTAAAAGATAAAGATTTTACTTATTTTTATGTTGCTGGTAATAAAATTTATTTTGGTAGTGCTTTACCATCACCTATTGCTATTACATATATTTATAGAAGGGAATATGAGATAGGATCTGATGTTGAATTATATGATGCAAAATCAGGTAAATTAAGATTCATTAATATTAACAAACAACCAGGTTTCTATAATGTTGATCCTTATAAACAAAGTTATGTATTTGTAGAATGTAGTGGTTTTACTCCTATTGCAACATCTACTGGTATTTCGTCTTATACCGAATCATTTAAACATGAACTAGTTGATACAGGTTCACTAGCTGCAAGTGTTGCAGAGAATATGAGATCTGGAAAAGCAGATTTATCATCTCCTCCAGTATCAGATATTCATACATTGAGAAGGCCAGATCTCCCTCCTGGAGAAGATTGTCGTATTGATGTTGAAAATCTTAAAGTTAAAATGTGGATTGGTCTTGATTATACATATGCACCAGAAGAAATGGATCTTTCATCAGCTATATCATTGAACGGTGGTAGATCAGGTGTTGACATTAGTAATGAACTTAAATATATTGAGCTTAAGAAAACTTTTGATGCAATTAAGTCATATCCAGCAGATATAGTTGTTCTTGCTGGAGCATATATTAATGATTATGTTAGATCATTTAATACTTATACAGGTGTAGAAGAGCTTCAAAATGCTGGTATATATGAACTTTTCTTAGACTATCTTGATAGTCTTTCAAAATCTGTAGCAGATGCTGTTGGTATTATGTCGGTTGCTCCTATAGAAGGAGATATTACTCCTAATGAAATTAAAGATCATTTTGATAGACTTGTTAATGTTAAGTACAATGATGCAACAAGACCTGCAAATGCTATGGCATTGATTGGAGATAATAGATCTAAGAGACTTGTTGTAACAGCATTTGAACCTATTATTTCTATACCTGGTATATCTTTACCTATAGCTACAACAGGTGAAGTTGTATATGCAGGTATTATAGCATCATTACCTGATAATCAGACACCTGTTAATCAACCTGTTAGAGCAGTAGGAATGAGATATACATTTACACCTGATCAGGTAGATCAACTTATTGAAAATAGATATACAACTGTAATGTTTAGACCATATTATGGATATAGAATAGCAGGAGATCCAACACTTGCTCCTTATGGTTCTGATTATTCATTACTTTCGACCTATATGGAAACAACTTATGTTGTTAATGGTATTAGATATATTGCATCTCAGTATCTTGGTTCAAAGAATAGTGATGCTATTAGAAATTCATTACAACAGCAAATAGATAAATTTATGTCAAAAACAATTGGAAGGGGAATAATTCAGAGGGGAGTAGCTGTTGTAAGATCTGATCCAAATAAGCAGGTGCTTGGTGAACTTGATATTGATCTTACAATTGTTCCTGCATTTGAAGTTAAGACAATTGTTATAAATGTTAAAGTGACAGCAACATAATTATTATTTTTGTATTATTTTGTGTCCTATTTGAAGGTCGGGTTTGTTACCCGACCTTTTTATTTTTGTTTTTGTATTTCGTATGCTAATATATATTGTGATACCAACAAGGGAGGTAGTTATGGGTACAAGTAATTTTGGTGGTATTGGTATGAATGGTGTGGTTTCTGATGTTGCTAGAAGTTATACCTCTATGGGAGGTTCTGACATAAATTTGATTGTAGGAACGTACTTGTTAGGTAATTGTCAAGGAATTAGTTTTAGTGTAACAAGAGAGAAAGCTCCTATTTATGTTTTAGGAGCACCAAACCCGCTTAGTTTTTCCAGAGGCAAACGGGGGATTGCAGGTTCAATGGTTTTTGTGGTTTATGATAGGGATGCTTTGTATGATCTTATGAAGGAAACAAAATATGCGAGAAAAGATTATGGCAATGATATAGAAAATGCTTATCTTGGAAGTAGTGTTGATAATAATGGTAATGCTATACAAGGGAAAAGACTTGCTGGAGTGGTAAATAATTTTGGTAATGGTTCTGCTGTTGGAATGACACTTAGTTCTCCGCATTATCCAGATCAGATTCCACCTTTTGATGTTACAGTTACGGGTAGGAATGAAATTGGACAGGCAATGTCAATGGCAATTTATGGAGTTGAATTTTTGAACCACGGACAAGGCATATCTACAGAAGACCTTACCATAGAAGATCAGTTTACATGGGTAGCTAGTAATATAACTCCTTGGGTTCCTGTGGAAGTTCAAGGTCAGGGTAATGACATTGGTGGAACATTTGGAAATCTTGTTCCTCCAACTCTAACAGGAGTTTAATAATTGTTTTTTAATAAAACGAACGAGCTAGCAACAAAAGCCAAACCTATGCTTACTGCAATACAGTCAGAACATTCTACCGGTATTCCTAAATCAACGACAGTCGTAGAACAGCATCAACTGGGGTCTTTTAGCCCAGTTGATGCTGTTACAATTATCTACATACCTGAAGTTAAAGTACATGCTATTCTTCCTAATCTTTCAATGATAACTTATTCTATTCATAGAGAGAAAAAGCAGGTTGTACCTTTAGGTAGGTCTTATCCTAAGTATATATGTAAGGGTTCTAGAACAATTGCTGGTTCTTTAGAATTTGTTGTTAATAGACAAGGCGATCCATTTCTAGACATTGTATCATCTATAAGTATTGATTCTGATTATGGATTTTCTTATAGTCCATTATCAGATCAAATTCCACCTTTCGATGTAGTCGTTATATATATGGATGAATATGGTCATTCAGCGTTTCTTAGATTGTATGGTGTTGAGTTTATTGATGAAGGTCTTGTTAATTCTATTAATGATGTTGTTGTAACAAATAATAGATCTTTTATTGCTAGAGATATTGATTTATTATGTCCAGTTGGTCAACAAAAGTTTTATTATAATGATAGTACAGGAAAATATGAAAAGAAATTATTTACAACAAAAGCAGAAAATGAACATAATTCTCTTATAAATATGCTAACTCAGAAGTCACTACTAGAATTGAGTAATAAAAGATTAGAAATGGCAAATGAAGGTAAGGAAGGTTTTATAAGTAAATATGGTAGTTTGTCGATATATAAATATGATGATAAAAATAATAGAGTAATTATTTCACAGTTAAATCAAATTGATCAAAATACTATAAGTGGTATAATAAATACTAATAATTTATATATTGCTGAACTTACATCTCTTATTGAGAATTATACATCTACATTTAATTTACCATATGATAAGTTAGGTCTTCCTTTCTCTGATTTTAGGAGAGAATTAATAAATTATGGTTATGTACATGGTGACTATGGTAGTATGGGAAGAATAGAATTTGAAAATGTACAGCCTGTAAATATAAATCCTACTAAGGAAGGGGATTTTCCTATCAACAATAGTTATATAGCATAATTATGAAAAGATTTAACGAATTGCGTGATATAAGAACAACATATTTAGTAGATGCATACACTGGTGCGCAAGTAAGAGTTTTTGTTGGTAGTATATGGGTCGATGATATAATAGCATTTCAATGGTCTTCTAATCAGTCTAAAACTCCTATTTATGGTTATAATTCAACTGAATATGATGCTGTATTACGCGGTAATTTTTTAGTTGAAGGATCATTTTCTATAGCATTTACAGAACAAGCATATTTGGAGCTTATTAGAAAAGTAGCACAAGGAGAAATAGATCAAAATGAAGTTATTATTGATTATATATTATCAAAACAGCCTACTGATTTTGCTATAAAAGATAGATCTAAAATCAGATCTTTATACTATTATAGATATTTGAATGATGTCACACCGGCTGTAGGATATATACAAGGTGCTGTAAATTCGCCTGTTGCTATATATAGGAACATAGCTGAATTTTTGAGTAATTATGCTGATCCAAACTTATCAGAATATGAGAATATGGCAGAAATACTGGAAGATTATTTGTGGGGTGGTAAGTGGTGGCATGAATTATCAAGTTCAAATATTGATCCTAATTCTCTTGCTAGGTGGGATAATCAAATAAATAGATTAAGAAGAATAGATGAAGCTGATTATTCTTATGATAGTGTTAATGATGAAATAAGTATATTAGGTACAGGTAATAATGCAATCAATTTTGTTTTATTATATGGTGATATGAATGTTCCAGCAGCTGAGCATACAGTTAAAAATATATATGATGTTCATATTGTTGGTGAGTCACAAAATATAACTGTAGATGATGTTGTAGTTGTAACATATACATTTTTTGCTCGTCATGCTGATGTTGCTATTGGTAATTTAATGAAACAAGCAGATACTGTTAAGAGCGATGATATTGAAAATCAGAAGCCAATACAAGTTGAAGAACCTACTAAGAAAGAAGAAGCAAATACAGAAGTTGTTGTTAGTGGTGTTCTTACAATTGATAATATAAGTTTTAAAGATATATTACTGAAAAACACAGTATCAAGTGATGAAATTGAAAAGCTTAATAAAATTCTTGTCGATGTTTTTTTACCTCAACCAAATGCAGTTGATAAATTTCTATATTTGCGGTTTGTACCGATATATACTGTGCCACCAGACAAACTTGATGTAAAAGAAAAACAAGTTATGGAATTAAAAGATTTTTTAGGTTATCTACATGGGTATCGAGAAGGTGAAATAGAAAAAGATATATATGAATATGTAAAAACGCATGTAAAAATCTTTTTGGATGATGACACTAAAAATCTTTGTAAAGGTAAAGTTGAAAAATTTGTTTTCGATTTGGATGTTTCAGTATATAATATTGAAAAAACAATGACATTGCCATCTGTAACACCAGCAGAGCCTGACGTGTCTAAAAAGAATTTAAGATATATGAGAAGAATTGTGAGATTATGCTTGGATTATAATGATATTATATAGTAATAAAGAAGGAGGTATATATGCCAGATGTAAAAACAAAAGAATTTGATTTAGATGCATTTATTAAAGAACAAAAGGAAAAATTAAGAAAAGAAGGTAAACTTGAGAAGATGGCTAAGATCAGAGTTGGCAAGGAAATCTATGTTGTAAGAGGATTTAACAGAGAAGAATGGATAAAGTTTGTAAATGAAAAAACCGCCGAAAATATAGCACCAGAATCAACAGAATTTGAATTAGAAGTTATAGCAAATTGTCTTGTATATCCACAGTTGTCTAAAGAAGATATAAAAGCTAATCTTGGAGCAGGTGTTGTTTTAACTTTATCTGATTCTATAATGAGTTTATCAGGTTTTGTAACAGAGCCTATAGAAACAGAGATATTATAGTAATATATAATGTATGATGATATATCTAAAAAAGAGTTATATAGAAAATATAAAAAGTTATTTAAAACTACTATTAAAAATGTATCATATATCTACAGACATCCTACTGTTGGCGAATATATAACTTATAGCTATTTACAAAAATATAATGTTAAAGCAGCTAATAACTATTTAGTATCATGTTGTATCATTGAACCAATGGATCTTGATTTTAATAGTCTTATTATTGAATCTCTCAGTTCTATAATATTGGAAAATTATTTATTGAATGATTCAACAAAAATAGATGAAATTACAAAAGATATATTAGATGATATAGAAAAAGGCTTATATCCCTATGATTATATATCTTTATTAATGTCTAAAAACTTGAATATACCTGTAGATGATATTTTAAATTTAGATGATATACAGTTTGTTCGTTATATAGCAATTATGCAGTCATTATTAGGTATAAAATCAAGTGATATCAAAAAACAAAGTTCTAATCTTGAAATTAAAAATGTTCCATATGATCAACTTGATGCTGATAAAAAGGAGACAATACAATATGTAAGAAAAAAACATTTAGTTATGTCGTATGTTAATTATCTTATAGATCAAGGTAAAAGTATCAAAGAAGCAATATCTGTCTAATTTAATGCTATAATACATAGTGATGAACAGAGAAGAATATATCAGGCAGAAATTAGAAGAGAATGAAAGGCCTACTAGATCTTGGGGCAGTTTAGCAGGTAATTTACTTAAAAAAGCAGGTTTATTTGTTGGTAATATAGTTTTATGGAGCGTAGCTCAAGAAGCATTTGGTGGCCTTTTTGCAGGTATAGGTAAAAGAGTTGTTGGAGCATTAAGTGAACATGGATCAGAAGCTATTAAAGCAGCTATTAATGCAGCAAAAGCAGCAACTACAGCAGCATCAACAGTAGCAACAGATGCTGCTGCGGCTGCAGCTACAACAGCTGAAGTATCTACAGCAAAAGCAGCAGCTGCTGCAGCAGCTAAAGGAGCAGCAGAAAGAACTATAAAAAATCCAATTTTTTCTCTTATAGAAGGAGCTATTGCAGGTGGAAAATATGCCGAACAACCTTCTTTTTTATCATTTGTAGAAAGTTATATTGGAAAAGATACAGGATTTATAGGAAGGGCATATGGAAAGATAAATAATTTTATTAAGTATTTTACAGTTAATAAACCAGCTGAATCTTCTTTTAAGGGATATTATGAATCATTAAAAAGAGTGTGGGGTCAGGGAAAATTTTTCGGAGTAGAAAAAGGGAATTTAAAAGGTGTTATACCATATCTAGGAGCTGGTGCGGTGTATGGTACAGCTAGATGGATTCCTCCTTCTGTTAGCTGGTATGCAGCAAGTAGATTTACAGCTCCTGAAGAATACAAAGATAAGCCTTTATTTAATCCTCTATCAACTGTTAGTGATTTTACTAAATATACGTTAAGTAATGCAATGTTTTTTGGTGCTGGTGGTGTTATTACAAAAGGAATTGGCAGTTCAATTAGAGGAGCATTTAGAAGTTTAAGTTCTGTTAATGTACCTCAAGGTATTGTTAATAAAATAGTAGCAGGTTCTGACTTTCTTTTAACAACACTTTATTATGGAATGAGTATAATGGATAAAGTAAGAAGTAAAATGCAAAATATAATTTCTGATAATGGTGAGAGGACTCAGTCTTTTATCAGAAATATTTATAATTTATATAATAGTAATCAAGTTGCTCCGGGTGGAAAGATAAAAGATGTTTTAGGATATATAAAAAGAAAATCATCTGAATTGTTAAAGGAATTTAATGTATCTAGAGCTTCAAAAATTATGAATGGATGGATAGGTGTATTGAGAGATGAAACAGAAAAATTTAGATTAATGTCTAAATACGATCCATATTCAAAAATGTTTACACAAGCTCTTAATACTATTGTTGATCAGTTTCAAGGAGTTGGTGGAGCTGAAGGACAAAAAGTACAAGCTGAAATGGCTTTACTTGATAGGACTATAAATAGTTTTACTAAACATAGAGTGCCAAATTTTTTGTCAAAGATAGCAACATCGAGTAAATTTGGTGTTGAGAGAGCAGAAATATTATTAGAAGGAACATCACTTAGTAAAGCTAATATTGAAAAAATGACAAATAACTTAAAAGAAATAATGCAGAAAAAAAGAGAGATAGTTTTGAAATATCTTTCTGAAAAGAATATAGCTGATATATTTCCGTATATGACTGAATCAAATAATAAGTTATTTAATGTTGCATTAGCAGCACCAGGAGAACTGGTAGAAAGAACATTAAGAGCAATGACTAATGTTGGATTTTATATACCTTTTACCCACCATAAAATACAACCACTAGCATTTTTAGGACCTCAATATATAGTTGAAAGAAACCCCCCTATACATTTTATGGACAGTGGGATTTTGGGGACTAGAACTCAAATAAATAGAGGAGAAGAATTGGGGATGTATATAGGAGGTAAAGCTTATCTCATAAACAAAAGTGCTTTAACTAATTATATCAGTAAGTTGGAAGAGATAAAAGAAGCAAAAATGCTTACACCGGATAAAGTAAAAGAAGTAGAAGAAAGTCTTTTCAATTCTGAAAAGGCTATTATGAAAAATATAGATCCTGATTTAACATTTAAGAGTTTTCAACGTTCTTCAACTATAGCAAGAATTTATAATAGACTTGCAAAAAGAGATTATTATGATAGGTTGCCTTTACAAACTACATTTAAAGCATTAGGAATAGATAAAGAAGGGGAATATGGAAAAGGATTTTTTGGTAAGGCAATGCGGTTTATGTATAAAACGATGGCAGCATTAGAAGTTGGTCCTTTTAGTGATCCATCCTCTAGTGCTAGTGATTTATTAGAAATGAGTACATCAGTTAGATCTCCTATTGGATTTTTCCTGAATATATTTAAAGGTGAAGCTTTTAATAATATGATCGAAGGTATAGATGATATTTTATCTCAAGTTGGCAAGTCTCCACAAAGAGTGTTAAAAGTTACAACAAAATGGTATAATATGTTGTTAAATTATATGCAGGATAGTTTTTCATCTTTGGCAAGACATAAATCTTATGTGTATAATCAACTTAAAAAGTTTTTAGATGGTTATAATGTAAGTATTGAACAATTTGCTAATCCTAGGGAAGCAGCAAAATATGTGTTAAGTTTAGCAGCTTCTGAAAATTCTACTACAAGTGTTCCTAGAAATATTGAACAACTTGCTAGGACAGTTTTAGAATCAGAAGTTCCTACAGCTTTAAAAGAACCTAAACATATTCAAGATATTATTGAAACAGCTGCATATATTTATAAAGCTCAAGAACGAATAACACTTAAGAATGCAAAGAGTGATTTATATAGGGAACTCGAAAGGATGGGAAATACGTTAGGTATAAAAGGACTTGCACATTTAGGAGATGCTATGAATATTAGCTTTCAATATCAAAAAGTATTGAAAGATATTTATGAAGCAAGAAGAAAAGGAGATATTGATATAGAAAATCTTTTTAGTACAAGTACAGTGCAAACTTTAGTTTCAACTCTTTTTGGTAATGAAGGGAGAGGTTCCCCAAAATTACAAGTGTTACAACAAATTTATGAATCAGCTCCTAGAATAAGAAGATTTTTTTATGCTGAACCGTATGGACCTTTGTTGCATAATGATCTAGCAGGTATATGGACAAGAGCTGGTGAGGATATGTTTAGTACTAGTCCATATACTTGGATACCTGTAAGGGGTAATGGCACATTTAAAGATTTTTTTACTTCAGTAGCAAGAAAGTCAACTCATACAATGGATCCGGCTGGTGCTTTGAGTAAAGGAAGTAGTCCATCTGATGTAGATAAGAATGCTGCTATATATTTACAGGATATTATCCCTAGATTTTTATTTGAAAGATTTAATTCTGTTGGTAGTTCTATGGGTCTTTCTCTTGATACAACCAATCCACAATATAGAAGTTTACTTGATCTTGCTATAAAAGGCATATTTATGAAAAGAGTATTACCTATAGCTGGAGCTATAGTGGGATGGAATATATTAGATACATTTTTTGATACTTGCCCTCTGTTTGATAGAACACCATTAGGACAGGGTCTTAATGTATTTTTAGGATCAACTTTTGCTAATGTTAATAAATTTACAGCAAAAGCAAGAGATATACTGGGTGTTACGGATTTTGCTTCATATATGGAAGGATTATTTCCAGGTATTATTAACAGTCCTTTTTCTAAAATATTTAGATTTACAACCTTCCCATTTGTTGGAGCAGCTTTAGGAATGAGATACGGTCCTACTGGAGCAATGACAGGAGCTATTATTGGGGCAACTTTAGGAACATATACAGCTGTTTCTGATATGACTAAATCTGTTCGTGATTTAGAAGATGAATATGAAGGATATAATCTTGTTCCTTATAAGAGTAATGCTGGGTGGATATTATCTAAAGGTAATATATTAGGTGATAGAATATATGGTTTTGGTCCTAGTTGGTATGCTAGGTTAAGATCACAGTGGAAATATACAGCTAATGTTTATGGTAATAAATTAGAATCGTTAATATTTAAGCCATGGCCTGCACTGGGTTTTAATCCGATAGGTACATTAGTTGATCCTTTTCATTATGAAAGAAAACATTATTATACTCGTCCATATCCATTAGCAACACCAGCTTTTGAAGATATTCCGATTGCAGGTCCACTTGTTGCAGCATCTGCTGGTAAATTTTTAAAACCATCATTATTAATGCATAAAGATCAACTTGCTGAAAGTTTTAAAGAACCATTCTGGCCAGATTTATATTTTAGAAATGTTGAAGGCTTAACACAGGATATAACAGGATTTACAGGAATATTTGCGCCGGAACATGAAAAAATTGGACCTTTCGGTGGCGATATTATGAATAAGTTTCAAAATTATTCAGAAGGTATTCACATGTTTCCAGATGAAACTGGAGGTAGAATTGGTATACCTAATATACCACAGGTAGGAATAAGTACGGTATTCTCTGAATCTTGGTATAGAATGATTACAGAACCTATGGGTATTTATGGATTTTTGACATCTATGAAGAATGTTCCTGGTGAAGCGATGGCAAGGTTAGCACAAACTAATTTATATCAAAGTACAAGAAGGGCATTTTGGGAAGGTTCAATAGGATCTTTTGGTTTATTTACAGAATATTTAAGAAGATATTTTCCTAATTTTACGAATATTAATATGAATTTAAATCCAATTAGAAATAGAATGCCGGAATGGATCAGTTCAGGTAAGTCATTTGTTGATTTACGTTTTGGTGACCCATATTCTAAGGTTCCAGCAATGGGTGAATTGTTCCTACCAGGTCCAGCATATGAAAGCTGGCGGCATCCTTTAAATACATTCCCTGCCTATGCTTCATATCTGGATAATGAACTTGAAACTATAACAGCTAAGATGTTAGGTATATATTATCCTACTAATGCTGAAATATTATCAGAACGAATGGAAACACCATATAAACAACTTGTGTTGGATGAACTTGAACGTCGTAATTTATTGATTCAGAGGGAAGCTGAATTATATGATCCTTTTACAGATATTGAAGGTACAGCAGATGGTGTTGTTAGATATTTAGGTAAGAAAATGTTGATTAATATAGAAGCATTACCATCTGATGAACTTTATCCTTCAACATTAATTAATAGATTTAGTAGTAAAGTTAACTTTATGATGAAACAAATGGGATTAGATACTAGTATTGTTATTGGTATAGATGTTAATGATCCAACTAGATCAATAGCTGTGCCTGTTCATTATAATAGAGCTAAATATCAAGAAGATATAACAAAACTCATGACAGCAAGAGCAATTGCAACTAAATCTCTTGAACAGGGTTTTGTTAAATCTACTTATGGTGCAGGTTATAGTCATTTGGATAGGTTAAGAGTTCTTGGTAATGTTTTTCCTCTTGTTTATTCGCCTGAATATAAAAAAGAATTGAACATAGTTAAACAACAAATTGCTCTTGGTATATTACCTGATTCAGTGCAAGATGAAGTTGATGAAATACAGTTTAATAGAAACATGATTATACAAGGACAAGAATTTTATACTCATAGGTTTTTACATCAGATAACTAGTCCATCATCTAAAGTTACTCAAATGAACTTAAATAAAAACATAAAGGCAGCATCTGAATATTCAGATATAGAAAGGATACTTGGTGCAGCATATGAAGCATTACAAAATGTTGAAATTCCATTCTTTACTAGGAAGTTTTTTAATTATAGATCACCTTTGGAAGCATATGAACAAGATATTGTATATGGAAGTGCTAACTCTTATTGGAATAATCCTGTAAACAGTTTTATTGGTCCAGCTGTTAGAAGTTTTTATAGAAGAGACGATATAATATCATCATCATTAGCTAGTGCTACATTTTTTGGTACAATGTTAGGTCCTACATTTATAGGAGTAGGAGCGACTCTTGGTGCTATTGGTTCAGCAGTAAAAAATGTAGCAGGAGCTTTTGGTAAGTATTTTATACCTCCTTCTATAGAACGTATGAGAGATATTAATCAAACTTTTGATAATCTTGAATATATAAGAGCAAAGCAAGCATATGATGATACAAATATGAGGACATTTGCTGAACAAGCTAATGAAACAGTAAGAGGTCAACTTGCTAATTTGAGTTCTATGACTGTTGCATCTGCTATGAAAGCAGTATATAAACCTGAGCAAAAATATTTTTTAGGTATGTATCAAACAGAAGATATAGAAGAAAGGAAAAAAATGTTAGGTATATTACCACCAGATGTTGGAGCAATGTTATCAAATTTGTGGAATATGGATAAAAATACTAATAGAAATACAACATTTGTTAGGAAAAGATTTAATTATGGTCCTAATTCGAATATATGGGCAGATAATTCTTATTCTGGTGTTGGTTTAGAAGACAATTTAGATGATATTAAATATGATGTTATGAAAAGAGAAGGGTTGGATTATCATTTAGTAGGTTTGGGTTGGCAGGATCAGATAGTCAGAAAACAAGTATATGATAGATTAAATTATAGTGCAGTATTAGAATCGAAAAAAATAGATAAATTTGCTTCTGTTAATATTAATTCATCTAATTTATCTAGTGCAGTAGCATCTGTATTTAATAGATTTGGTATACAAGTTTTTGTTACAGTTATGGATCAAGCTGGTCCAGATGATATATATATAGATATAGAGGTATAATATGTCTAGTTCTAGAAGAAAAAAGAGAAAAATAATTAAGAAAAATCTAGAACAAGTTAAAGATATAAATAAGAAAGTAAAACAATCGTCGGAAGTAATCCAAAAAGCAGTAGATAATATAAATGATGCAAATGAGAGAGTCAGTTTTAAAGA